AGTTGAGCGGAATTACTGGTGATGAGTTTGGCTGGGGTTCCAAACTTGGTGCCAAAGTCAAGTTTTGAGTTAGTCTAAGAAAGCAGAGCTAGCCCCCTGACCTCACACCAGGGGGTTTTTTATTATGCAAAAGCTTTTCAACGTAATGTCTGTGGCATCCTTTGTGATGTCAGGCGGCATGGTGATTGGAACGGTGATGCTCTATACGCGCATCCCATCCATTACTAAGCACTACATGAGTGAGCTGACGTTGGAGATGACTAAGGTCATGACCAACATGATGCCTGGCAAGATTGATGAGGCTTTGCCGAAACTGCCGACGACTACAGGTCCAGCTGTACCAATCAAGTCACCGTTCTGACTTCATGCCGGAGATTCCTGAGATCAGGGTGCGAACTGTATCCGTTCCAGAGATCCCGGCATGGAGATCAATGCCACCACAGAGTATTCCAAATGCCCCACCTGTCACGTTACAACTGGGTTTTCCGGTGGCGGAAGTACCTGGCTGCGTTGAGACTCGAAACACGCAACCCGGAAACAAGGACGCCTATGACACCGATCCAAAAGGCAATTTTGTGGTGTGTGATGGGGCGTTGCCTTCCTATAAGCCATTAGATTTTACGCCTGGCACGCTGGACTACAGATCAACAAAGCCACCAGCAGTTGAACCAGAGCCAAAAAAATCGGCTGGTGAACCAAGCCAGCCGAAGGGAGCACCCTCTCAACTACCCAGCGAAAAGCTGGATATTCCTATTTTACCCAAGGTTTTACCGTGTCCACCACCAGACGCGATACCTGTTGGAGCTAAGAACAAGTCTCAAACCGCTGTCATTGTTGGGTATGAGCGGGTTGATGGCAAATGTGAAGTAATTTATGAGCCTTTAGCCGTAGCGAAAATTATTGGCAACTACCTCCCTGGTGCGCCAGTTGTTATGACAACTGCAGCCGTTGCGACTGTTGCCACGACAAGCGCCATCCTTGCGAAACCGTTAGGCGATATTTTGCTCAAGGTGGTCAAACCTCTCGTCAAAAAGACGATCAAAAAAATTAAGGAGAAGATTGGGAAAAAGACTGCTGTTGAGTCTGTTTGGCAGCGTCGGAAGTTTCAGAGGTCTCTTCGTAAGTGATTGAATGTGTATGAGGCGGTATGACACCTGGCGGATTGACCAATACGACATCAGCACAGATTGAAGCGTAAGGCGAGTCAGGGTGGAATATGACGCCTTCTTTCATCAGGTCAGCGCAGTTTTTGAGTCTGGCGATTTCGTAGTTCAGTCGCTTATCAGCCAAGGCTGCGTCAAGTAGGGCTACTTGTTTTTCTGCTGCTGCCCTGCAGGCTTTGACGTGATGGCGATCCAATGGAACGGAGATTGTTGCTGTGATTCCGCCATTAATTGAAAAGTTGTCCTTTTGACCTGTGCGGACAGGCTTGTAGAAAAGGATGTTGCCTGGATTATCAGGTTGCCCGTCTGGCATTGGATTGCCTTCTGGGTCAAACGCTCCAACAAGATCAAGCGTGTCATAGACAGGCTCGTTGTAATGAGACTGATATGGTGACGCCCAGCTGGTGGTTGTGGTCAAAAAAGGATTGATGTTTAGCGTTGCACCTTGGCAGCTGATACCACCGCCATAGGTGTTTGTGAATTGACGGCTAGGGACTACTTGTACGGCTTGGTTTGTGACTGATCCTGAGCTATTGGCGACTGGAGCGGCAGTGCTTGAGACTTGCGCTTGTGCTGGAGCGGAAAGTAGCAAAAGCGCTGCTATGACTCGCTTCATTGCGTAAAGGTGCTTGTCGTGTCGGTAATGGACTCGATGTCTGTTTCGCGGTTAATCATGGTGTGATTGACCAAGCCGGGACCTTGTAGCGTTTCTACGAACTGAAAGCTAGCGCCCTGATTAACGATATTCCATTCAGGCTTTGATGCTGGATCAAGACCAACCCATCGACTTGAAATGCCGTTCAATGTATTAGATGTCGTCGTCAAAGCACGCGGTGAGATCTCCCCATTTACTGGAGCGATATTTGTTCCAGATATGCTTAGCTCATAGCCTGTGCGGTATTCGTAGGAGTTGATAACCTCGTTGACTTTTGTCTTGGTGGTGGTTTTAGAGGAGAGAACGCCTTGCTGAAAGTTAGGGACAACTGGAACGGCTGCTGCTGGAACCGCATAGAGCAAAAGCAGCAGGAGAATCATTTGATTGTCAGCTCCTGGATGACTTGACCGATTGCTGACGTTCCAGCGCCACCAGCAGTAATCGTCAAAGCGCCATCTGTTGCAAGTGTGCCTGCCAATGATCCTGCAACGCCTCCAGAAGTCGTCGTTACATTGCCGTAAGCAGGAAGTGACGGAACTACTCCTGACGTGACGGTGGTTGAGAGGACTGCTGGGACGTCATCTCCTTCTGTATAGCTTTCGCTGTAGCTAAAAGCATCACCAGCAGTAGTAATGCTGTAGGCGCCAGGAGTGTAACCAAGGGCAGTGCCGGAACTAAGTGTGCCGAGCACAGGAGCAGTGTCCAAAGTGACGTTATTGCCAGATACTGCCATTGAAGACGGGATGCGCGTTGCGACTGATCCCGCTCCATCAACCGACAATGAAACGCTTGATTGGATTCTATGCGTTATGTCGGCGTGAGCCGGACATGCGAAAAATGTGATCCCGAATACCAGAAGAGCGGTTTTCATTGGATGCCGGATTTGGTGTCCTTATTGTCAATGATAGGTGGCTTCTTATTGCTGTTTCCGTTGCTGCCGGACTTGCGTTCAATGCCGAAGGATGCCATGGCACCAGTCAGGAGCGATGCGACAAAGGTATTGTCCATCTTCATTTGCGGGAAAAAACCCAAATAAGAGACGGTTAGCAGTGTGGCGCTCCAAAGGAGGACCATGCACTTTACGATATCCGCGATGGATACGCCTTCTTTTTCATCGTGTTCTTCAGTGTTGGAAGCCATAGCAGAACGGAGCTACGCTTACAGCGTACCGCTCTTGACAAATCATGCTGTTCCTCGTCAAGCCAATTTTGTTCAGATTTCTGCAATCAAAGGGTGTGAAGACCCTGGTTGTTGAACTGTTGGAGGCTTACTGCAAGACAACAGACAACACAGTTGACGATCAGGTCGTGGAATTTGTGAAGCACAACTTGTTTCCAGCCACCAGAGTTGACAAATGAAACCTAAAAAAGATCCAGCATTGATTGCAGTTGCAGGCTTTGTTCTGCTCGGTTCTGGACTCGTCCTGCTTATGTTTGGAACGGGGACTATCTTTTACATGGGTTACTACGCTGGCAAAACCACTTGTCCTCAGGCAGTATTGAAGTGATCTGGCTACTGTTAGCTGTGGCCCTCGCACTTTTGCCGTTTTTTCAATTTTTTCGTGGTACGCCCCACCAGCTGGCTGCTGTTAAGGAGCTTGAGGAGTCCGTGCCAGAGGAATTATTGGAGGAAGATGCCGCTTGGTTTGAAGCGTGGAAGGCCAGTGGAATCGACCAAGAGGTTTACATGCCCAACTATTTCAAACAACTCGATAACTTCAGTGGTGCAGGCTACAGAGAATGTTTTAGTTCAGCGGCAGCCATGGTCGCGTCGTTTTGGGGCAAGATCAAAACAGATGATGAATACAATCTTCACCGCGATAAATTTGGCGACACAACATCTGTTCAAGCGCAGCTAGACACTTTGAAGTCTTTAGGCTTAAACGCAGAATTCAGGCAAGATGGTGATGCTGATTTGGTAGAACTAGAGATTGAAAACGGCAGACCTGTGCTTGTCGGATGGCTGCATAAGGGAGACTTATTGCGAGGTGAGCCACCAATGTGCGGTAGCAACTCTTGCGGTCATTGGAGCGTTATCACTGGCTATGCAGGCAAGCACAGCAACGATCCAGAATGGGTGATGTTTGATCCTGCTGGCTATCCAGACATGATCCAAGGTGGTCATGAGGAATCCTTGTCAGGACGTCGTGTCAGGGTCAGACAGTCAGAGTTTTACCAACGATGGCAGGTTGATGGTCCTAAAACAGGGTGGGTGATTCTTATTGATGGCTGATCTGTACTGGCTGTGGGCGTTTGCCAAAGCGTTTTTTACCACTGTTGTGGTGGGTTGCGCTCAACCAGTGAACTGGGAGCATTGCTTTCCTGTTAGCGACTGGATGATCCCCTGGGTGCATGACGTCATTCACATGCAAGAGAATGGGGCGTACTATGAAGAAAAATATAAATTGAGAACCGAAAAGTGAGGGGGCTTACACGAAGCGCAACACAGGACGGCACCACTCGCCCTTGCAGTCGTTTCCGTTCCTGCACGCATGATGCCCCATCAATCAAAAGTCGTCGTCAGATGTAGCCTGCCTAGGTGGCAGGGTGAAGTCAGATACGTTCATCTGCAAGCTGTAACCCTTGCCGCCTTCCTTGCGGTCATACTCTTGCAGCTTGCCTTGGCCACAGACGGTGATCTTGTCGCCTTTGTGCATGTACTGCATAACGGTGTCGGCACGTTTGCCCCAAACTTGGCAGTTAATCCAAGTGGTTTCGTCTTTGCCAGTGCGTGCTGCAATGCTGAAGTTTGCAACCTGTGTGTCTCTGACTTCTTTAAGTTCAGGTTCTTTGCCGAGGTTGCCGTGTGCAGTGATGTTGAGCATTACTTGAAAAATTTAGAAAGGATGATTTTGAGGGCTTGGTTTTGGTTGTAGTTGCGTGACTCCATAAAATGACGCAACTTGTTAGCCAGCTGATCATCAAGGCGCACTTGAAAAAAGTTTTTGCGGCGTTTGAGATCAGCTTCGGCTTGAGACTGTGGCATGGGGTCAGGCGTGAGAAGTTATGTCATTCATGGCATTTTGGAGGAAACTGCGGTGAGCGTAGGTCTGGATCTTGTCTTTGACAGGACCTGTTGGATAATTAAATTTTGCACGGAACCTATTGATTAGCTCTTGCTTGTGGTCAGGATCCAATTCCTTGATGACACCATGCAGCAAAGTTCTTTCATCGTCCTTCATTGGGTCATCAGGTTTTGGTTCTGCCGGTGTCGCTGTATCAGCAGGCTTGGCTGATTCAGTTTTGCGGGCAGGGCGACTGACCTTTTTTTCAGGCTGTGGCTCTGATTCAGCGTCAGTGTCCATGTCTGCAACGATGCCCAAGATGGAGCAAATTGCGTAGCGACGTTGATACGTCACAGCTTTGCCCCACTCTTGGGTCTGATTGCGGCCATCGCAAATCATCAGCTGGCAAGAACTGCTGATGGTTTCGCCGCTGATGTGGTGCAGCGTTGTAACTAGTGACTGGTTGTCAAAGGTTTGGGTGATGGCCAAGCCGTTGGCGTGCAGAGGTGGCGTCACTGTTGACAGCACATTGGCAAGGTCTGCAAACTTGCCGTAGTTGGCTCGTGCGTTTTTGTCGATTTTGTCGACAGCTTTGTGAAAACCGATTAAGGCTTTGGTGAGTTCAGACATCAATGGTAGTGATGGTGATTAGGGCGCCAGGTGTTTCACTGGCAGTGGCATAACGGCGTTCAGCATTGATGCTGAAGACTTGTGAGTCATCGTCGTATGCAATGCCTGTCAGGGCATCGCAAACAGCTCTGCAGAGCTTGTCCAGGTCCCCAATGCGTGTGACGCAATGCAATGGAGCATTGTCTTTGAGGCTGCCATTGGCACGGAAGTGAGCTTTCGGCCTAGCAAAAACAAAGGTCAACGACAGCGACACTGGTAGTTTGGCATGCCATTGCTCAGGTTGCAACTTGTGGGCACAAGTAGCAACAACTGCACGCCATGGAGCTACGTATGCCGAGCTTTCGCCCAAGACTGCCCTTCCTTTGACGTAGCGGTGGACTTTTTTACTGCCTTGCGGCGCTGGTTTGCCTGGGGCAAAGAAGGTGTAGCTGTTGGACACTGCTGCCTATCAATGCGTTGTAAAACGCTTTCTAATGCAGTCAGCTTAAGTGCGTTTATTTGCAGGCAGGTTGCCAACCCTGCTGACAATGGTAAGCCTGTTGTTCTTCCAAAGTGCTTGTGACTGAGTACCAAGCTGCTGCACCAAAAAGCATGAAGGCAACAACAGTGACGATAGTGTTGATGATGGCGCAACTTTGGCGTGATGGATAGATCCTGTGGTTCATGGGTCAGTTGCGGGTTTTGGCTGGGCGACCACGGCGTGGTTTGGAAGCTTCAGCTTGCTGGGCTTTGTACTTTTCCTTGGCCTTATCCCTTGCCTCAGACAAAAGATTGCAGGCCCGATTGTCTTTCTCAAGTTCTTTGTACTTGGCCTGGGCTTCAACAACCTGTTTGCACCTTTCAGCAATCACTTCTTGAATCATTTCTTGGGCTTGGTGGTGGCGCCAAAACCAAGTTTCAGAATCTTGATTGGTATACTCCTTAAGCAGTTTTTCGTGCTCTTCGGTAACATCCTCTTGTTTGAACTGCTGGTCAATAGTGGCGTCGAAAGCAGCCATCAATGAAGTTACCTTGCGGGCTTCCAAGATGACGTTGCGGTCTGCATCACGAACATCTTGAAAGTGTTTGCGATGCGCAGCTATAGCCTGAATGACTTCAGGTTGTTCTTCGATGAAACGGTGTTGTGCGGCGTAATCAGTTGTCGTCATGATTGTAAAAGCGTGATAGATGTTCTTTCAAGGCATCTGGCCTTGAGCCATAAGCCTGAAGGGCTTTGCCAAGCAAATCGGCTTCAAGAAAGCCAAGGGGTTTGGCGCTGGTGGGCCAGTTGGTTTCACCAATAAGGCCCAAAAACTTGTCGTAACTGGTTGGGGTGTCTTCATTATCACCCCAGTCAGATAAGCGATCAATGTGATACAAGGCCTCTTGATAGTTCATCGGCGGCGCTGATGGTAAAGGTCAGTAAGTTTTAGGTCCATAAGTGCAACTTGATTTGCCCAACTGCCCGGCTCAGGAATGTCGTCCGGGTCAGGAAGGTTGTTGCGTGCATCTCTGGCCAACTCATAAAGAAGATCCAGTTCTGCAGCATCAAATGTGAGTGTGTAAACAGGTTTCATCACATCCCCAGCTTTTGCTTGAGCAGTTTGCCAATCATGTTGCGGTACTTGCTTACAGCTTTGCGGTGAGTAGTCACAGCGGCCATGTCGTTGGCGGCAATGGCGTGGCTGTAAGAAGTTTGTGCGTCATCAAGAAGAACCTTGATGCTGTCGATTTGCTGTTGAATCGTCATTGGCTTATGTGTGTGAGGGACATCCCTGCCCCGTTGAACATATTATGGCATGCCATTGTCTTTTTGGCAACGCCACACTCGTCCCGTATGGACTGCATCCCACATAACCTCATTGATCAAGTCGCACACTTCGCAGTTAAGTTGCTCGGCAACTACCCGCAAAAAGACCATCAAGGCGTAATCGGTCCTGCCTTGGCACCGTCCTGTCGATGCTGTAAGCAACTCCATAGGGTTGCGTCCTTCATAAGCCGCAATTCCCATCATCTGTGTTTGGTTGGGCTGGTTTGATGAAGTAATTTTTTGAGTCTCGTTGTTGTCAGCTTTCACCAAGTCTCCTGGTGAACGAGGCTCTACAAAAGCAACTTCAAGACCATGATTAATGAGAAGCTGCTCAAGAATTTTTTTATTTTGAGGGGTTTGATCTTTCACTGGCAAAGCTGGTCCAGACCATTGAACGGAATCCTCTGTTCTAGGTTCTTTCACAAAGACTGCCAAGTGCAAGCCAGACTTGCTAATTTCATAACTTGGGATCGCCCCAAGTTGGGCAAGGTTCTGGTCAGGCTTACCATGTGGCCCAAAAAAGATGCGGATTTTTTGTTCCTCATGGCCGTTTTGGTAAATACCGTACAAATGCCCTTTGTTTGCTTCTGTGACTGGAATCGTGATTGTTTGGTTTGTGAGGTCCAATGCCGTGTGTGTGATGGCCCTGAAATGCTGGCATGCCAAGATCAGGCTGGCAACCCTTTGAATCACCAGTCATCAAGGTCAAATTTATAGCGGTCCCAGCTATCCAGCCAAGGCTCGATGCAGTCTTCAGGGTTTTGTCTTATGACATTGCATATGCCTGGGCCAGAAACTACCGTCACGCATTTGTTGACGTGAATCGAAGGATGGTGGTCAATCAACATTGCTAAATATGCGCCGAGCTGTTCTGTTGCTGGTGGCCGGTTGCGCGCACGACTTTTGCTACCAACTGTTTTCAAATCACCTAACACTATTTCCCCAGTCGATGTTTTCAGTAAAAAGTCAAATGACCCGCCTAACGATTTTTTTTCGTCACAAAGTCTGTATTCTGAGGCAAAAACTTTTGCATCACGAAACAACTCGCAATCTAACATCGGGTCAACCCAATCTGTCCAACGTTCAGAAAACTCTATTGGCTGACCTTTGAGGTGACAATCCAAAGCGTTATGAATGTCTTCACCTCTAGCAGCCCAGCCATTAGGTCCGTCTTTGTATCGCATGATATTGGTCTTTGCTTCAGCTGAAAGTTGAGCGCCGATTACCTCTGTAACAGAGCGTGCCAGCCATTCAGCCCTGTACTTGTAGCGGTGCCATTTTGGAAAGAATGACAAGTCTTTGATCTGATCGATGATGTCGGGGTTGCCATGCCGAGTCATTGTGGGCACACTTCGCCAGCAAAGCAAGCCCAAAACGTGCCTGAATTGGACTCATTCATCAATACACGTGTCTTGATTGACCCAAGGGTCATAGCCGAAGTTGACCGAAAAAAGCCAATCGGCGTCAGCCGTACTGGGTGGGTCAACCTGCTTCTGCAAAAAGCCATTGCATCTGAGCCTGAGCCGTTGTGTCGTGATTGACTACGACAAGGAGCATCGAGCATGGATGCTCTTGCAGTGGCAGATCTGGTCATTGCCTTGTGCGTTTGATGAAGACCTAGCTGCTAAGGGCTACTACACAGACCTACAGCGCAAGCGGTCTGACCAAGCCTGTGATGCTTGGGATGCTGAACATCCCCATCAAACCAGCCTTGAACTCAAAGCCTTTTTGGAGCTTGAGCGACTAGGCGTTTACGGACAACTAAATCTCTTCTCGCCTGCCAAGGCCAAAGATGGGTTCTACACACGACGTCTCAACCAGCGAATACAACGCAGATCCAAGTCTTCAGGATTGCTTGGACCAAGTCACTCAGTTAAAAAGCGCCGCCGTAAAAGTCGTTGGCGCAACGAATGACTCTGTTGATCGCCTCTTGATGCTTCGCAACCAAGCCGAGGAACTTGGGTGCTCACTAAGCAAGTCAGAAGCAGCTCATTACTTAGCGCAAGCTTCTGGCCGGAATGTTGGCATCCCTGAGCCAAAGCAAGGTGGGCAGAAGCTTGATGTTTCTCCTGTCCCTTGGCTTTGGGAAGGTGTAATCATGCGTGGCCGTCAAAATTTGGTGGTGGCACCGCCAAAAGTCGGCAAGTCAGCTCTTATGACGGCTATGGCTGCTGCTGCATTACGTGGCGATGCTGCGTTTCTTGGCATTCCTGTTCATGGGCAGATAAACAAGTTGATCATTGTTGGCACTGACCAAAACGTTTCTGATTGGTGGGTGCTATTTGAACGTGAAGGCTTGGGTACTCAAGGTGTTGATAAGAACGGCGAGTGTTTTTATCAACTTGCGGAAGGTGTCATTTTTTGGAGCCTTGAGGATGCTGTGCAACTTGACGACAATGGTCTTGAGGCAATCGGTGCTATGGCATCTAAATACCGAGGTTCATTGGTCTTGGTAGATACGTATCACGCCTGTGTTGGCCAGCTCGGCATTGAGGAGGCCAGCAGTGACTTTGATATTCCTGCCCGCAAGCTTGAGGTCATGCTGTCTGGTACTGACAGCACCACGATTCTGGTTCACCACACCAATAAGTCAGTGTCTGGTGGCAACGCCATCACAGCCAGCAGGGGCAGCAACAGCCTTGCAGGTGCTGTCAGCTGGTCTGTGCTGCTGAACTGGTTGAAAGTGCCTGCTGAAGGCCAGATGCAGACCGATCACCGGATTGCAGTCAAACCTATGGGCAGGAGCAAGGCCACCAACTTGGTAGTTGAGTTGACTGACGATGGCTGGGTCAGCCATGGCGATGGTGACGATGCCATTGCAGCTGAAGCACGCGCCCAGGTTGAAGAGACCTTGCAGGGTCGTCAAGAAACGGCATATGACCACTGCACTCAGTTATGGGAGAACAAGGTTCATACAACTGCTGCTGAGATTGCCAGCCATTGCAACATCAGCAGGCAAAAAGCACTGCGCACCTTAAAGGCATTGGCGACCAAGGGTCTAATCGTTCAGGATGGTGAGTTGCCGCCTGACAACGCTGGTCGGCCTGCTGCTTTGTATCGCCCTGTATTTGACACCCCAAGAGACCCATCCAAAAAAACAGGGGGTAAAAAGGGTCAAACGTGTCAAAAGCAAGAAACAGCAACTGATGATCAAGGTCTAAGTGGTCAAAGGGGTCAAATACTTCCTGAACTGGCATCTGATGCCTCGCGCGCACACATAAAAATAGATTTGACACATAAAACACACTTGACCCCCGCTGACGGTGAAGGGGTGCTTGAAGGTGTCTTATTGCCAGTGCCTGCCGGCACGCATGTCGAGCGTTTGGTTGGTGGCTTTTGGAAAAACGGTTGGCTAGTCCGTGACGGGTCCAACCCCAACCGCATGGTGATAGCCAAGCTGGGTAATGAGATGGTGACCATGAGCAATCAGCGTTGGGGTGTGGACATCCGTGAAAACAAGGGCAGCATCTTTGCTACCCCACCAACAGCAGATGAGGATGAATGGTGATGGCTTGCCATTTGTTTGATGGCATGCCATAATCAATTCAAGGGCGGGAGCTCACCACACACCTGAACACCAATGGACTATCACCACTACAGTCTCAAACTTTTTGAGCAATTTGAAGCAGCTCAGGCCAAGCTTCACAAAGACAGCCTCCTTAAGCTCTCAATGCCTGACTCAACCACTTACGTTTTCACCGCCTACAAAGACAACGTTGAGCAGTGGTACGACTACGCCTACACAGAACAAGAACTAGACGACCTCAAGCACAATGCTGAGAACTGCGGCTTTGCTTACACTATCGAAGAGCAAAGCTAAGCATCGTCGGGGAGCCTGATGCTTGTATTCCAACAAGCTGAAAGCTATACAACACCCTGAGAGCGAGCAGGGAAAGGCAGGGCGCCTGTGTGTGGCGATCTATCCCCCGACACCAAAAATGGACAACCATCTTCGGACACAGCAACACCTAAACGATCTTAAGGTTTTCTTGGATTATGAGCAGCGACTTAGAGATGCATATGCCAAATCCAAAGATTCGCAACCTCAAGAACGGCTGCGTCCAGATAACAATCGGCAACATTAGCGGCACAGTAACCTCACATCATTTTGTTGAACTCAAGCTTCGACAACTACGGCTACTATGGAAAGCGAATCCAGATAACTGGCAGTGACAATCTCACCAGACAAAATCGTTCAGCGTAAAACTGAAGTCCTTAAACCATACGAAAACAATCCACGGCAGCATTCAGAAGCACAGCTTGATCGTCTTGTCCGTTCAATCAAAGAGTTTGGCTTTACCAACCCAATCCTCATTGATGATGATTGCAATGTGATTGCAGGCCATGGCCGATTGTTGGCAGCTGAACTAATGGGTCTCGCCACAGTGCCGACCATTACTCTTGGTCATCTCACAGCTGACCAGCGCCGTGCCTACATCATTGCTGACAATCAGTTGGCACTCAACAGCACCTGGGACGACGGCGTTCTGCAGGCTGAACTGCAAGCCCTGGGGGAAGCTGGTTTTGACTTGACCTTGCTGGGATGGGGTGATGACCTGCCCACCTTTGGTGATGATATCGACTTGTCTGCCCTGGACGACATGGACGACGACCCAACACTAGAGCTGGCTGATGGCGTCATGAAGGCTATCCAAATTGAGTTTCGCCCTGAAGACTATGACGAAGCTAAGGCCCTTGTAGAAGCCGCTCGTAAACGCGGTGACTATGTCGGCATGAAACTCATTGAAGCCTTGGCTGCCTGATGCACGTTTTTATCCCCAGCAAGGCCAGGGCCAAGACATCTACCTACAAGCTTTTGCAAGCTGCAGGTCATCAGGTCACACATTTTGTTGAGCCGCAGGACAAAGCTGCTTACCAAGTGGCTGGAGTCCCCGGGCTTGATGTTTTGCCAGCTAACGATCAAGGCATTGCCTTTGTCCGTAACTACATGCTCGACACGGCACGCAAGCAAGGCATCAAATGGTTGTGGATGGTTGACGATGACGTAAACGGTTTTGGCACTGCAAAGGCAGGCAAGACCATCAAAGGCACAGCACAAGTCCTTACTGATTTCCACAGCAAGGTTCAGGATTATAAGTTCCCCATCAACGGAATCAACTACTGCCAATACGCTTGGTCCTACAGCACGTCAAAAAAACGTTTCGTTGTCAATCGCAAGACTGCTGAGGTCTGCACATTGCTGTATGTGCCCAAGATCACTTGGCAGTACCGCAAAAGGCTTAACACAAAAGAAGATCGGGACTTTTGCATGCAGTCCATCCAACACAGCGATGGGATTATGTTTGATACTTGCAGCTGGTTTAACTGCCCAGGTGTCGGCACTAACGCCGGTGGCTTGCAATCTCTGTATCAAGAGCAACGGGACCATCAAGCAGCTGCTGGACTGGCTGCTGAATGGGCTCCATGGTCAAAGCTGGTCAAAAAAAAGGACCGTGTCGACTGCAAGCTCGACGTACCTGGATACGCCAAGTCCCTTAAACGCATAGTCAAATGAACCTGCCAGTATTGACGCTTGAACCCAAGGCTCCCAAGCTCAAGATCGGGGATACCTGTCCAACACTGCAGCCAAACGTGACAGAGTCATGCATCCTCGCTGACCCTGATGGCAAGCAAGTCGGTTTATTCATCAAGCGTCTGCCCGATGACCTGCGAAATCTTGTCAACATTGCCGATTATGAGGTCAACTCATCTAGGGTGCCTAAGACGATGATGGACCGTAAGCGCCCTTTGCCGCCAGGTCCCAACGGCAAAAAGCGTTACCTTGTCATCTCGCAGTACTCAGCCATCCTTGGCAGTGTGCCTCCTAAGCCACACATGAGAAGAGCATATGGCACACGGTCTTCTGTTCACAGCAGCAAGACTGCTAGCACCTTCGTAAAAGCCATGCACAAAGCAGGCATCAGCGCCTACCAGTTAATCCAAGAACTTGCCCCTGATGTCACTGTGCTGCACAGCAGCAGGGTTCAAGCCCGTGTCCCTGAAAAATGGCGTTTCGCAAAGCACTTCAGCAGCACGATCAGTAACTGCAATATTGCGGCTCCAATCCACCAAGACCATGCCAACGTCAAAGGCGCTATCAATATCATCATTACCAAAAGGCGCAATAGCACCGGTGGGAACTTGCACGTACCTGATTACGACGCCACGTTTGACCAGACGGATGGCTCAATGCTTGTCTATCCAGCATGGCGGAACTGCCATGGCGTCACGCCAATCGTGCCTACGCATCAAGGTGGCTATCGCAACTCACACGTCTGGTATGCCCTGGACGCGTTTGCATCATTAGGCTGAACCCATGGACAAAAACCCTCGCTGTACAAAAGCGGAAAAACAGTTTCGGACAGCAAGGTTTGCCCGGATGATCGCTAATGGCGCAACACGTTCAGATCTTTTGCAATACGCCGCAAGCGAATGGGGGCTCAAGCAAAGGCAAACCGATGAGTACATTGCCCTTGCCACAAAGCGCCTTGAGGAAGATTTCAACCTTGATCGCCAAGCTTTTGCCGCAATACTGCTGTCCCAGCTCAATGTGGTCCAGAAGAAAGGGATGGAACAGTCCAACCTGCAAGCCGTGTTGGGCTGCATCAACACTGCTGCCAAGATCGCCAAGTTGTACGACTGATGGGTGTTCTGTCTGCAATTCCGCCAGGTAATGTTCTCCAAAAGCTTGGGGAAAGCAATAATCAAGTTGATGTTCAAAGATTAGAAAAAAAGATCAAGGGTGATTTGCATCCAGGTCAACTTGCTTTTGTTGAAGATCAAACCACGCAAATCATCGGCTTGTCTGCCGGCTATGGGGCAGGCAAAACCAGGGCATTGGCTGCGAAGAGCGTCATCCTTGCTTTGGCCAATCAGGGTTTTATTGGCTGTGTCATGGAGCCGACTGGCCCGTTGGTTCGGGATATTTGGCAAAACGACTTTGAAGCTTTTCTGGAGGGCTACGAGATTCCATATACCTTCAGGGCATCTCCACTGCCTGAATATGTGCTGCACCTGCCCGGTGGTGACACCAAGATTCTTTGCCGCAGTTTTGAAAACTGGTCACGGATTATTGGCCTGAACCTCGCTTGGGTGTTGGCTGACGAGATTGATACTGTTACGCCATCAATTGCATCTAGAGCATTTCCAAAAATCCTTGGTCGCCTCAGGGCTGGTAATGTCCGCCAGTTTGGCGCAGCATCAACGCCAGAAGGTTTTCGTTGGATGTGGTCAACGTTTGGGTCTGAAGAAGCTCAGAGGCGTAAAGACAGGAAGTTAATTAGGATGCGGTCGGCAGATAATCCACATTTGCCCCAAGACTTTATTGAACGGCTGCAGGCCAACTACGATCCATCACTATTACAAGCGTATTTAGAAGGTCAATTCTGCAACCTCACAACTGGCCAGGTTTATGACCGTTTCAGCCGTGCCAAGCATGTAATCAGCGATGTGCCTAACACCGATGAGGAGCCTTTACGTATTGGTGTGGACTTCAACGTTGGCCAAATGTCAGCCGTCATTGCCGTACGCTTTGGAAAGCAACTGCTGTTGATTGACGAGGTCAGCGGTGCCCATGACACTGATGCTTTGGCTCAAGAGATAAGAGCCCGTTACCCCGATCGCAAAATCTATGCCTACCCTGACGCATCAGGCGGTGCGCGGTCTACAAATGCCAGCAAAACAGACATACAGATTTTGGAGTCTTACGGATTCAGCAACCAATCGCCAAAGTCAAACCCTGCCGTCCGTGATCGAGTGGCTTCTGTGCAAGCTGTTTTGGAAAACGGAAAAGGCGAAGTCAGGCTTCAAGTGGCAACTCATTGCAAAAGGACCATCGAGTGCCTTGAGCTCCAGTCATACACAGAAGGTGGGCAGCCGGACAAAGAGGCAGGGTATGACCACATGAATGACGCTTTGGGCTATTTGGTGTGGCGTGAGTTCAACCCACTTCACAGGAGTGCTGGACGTGGTACTGGCATCAGGCTTTACTAAACTGATTGGCATAGGCGGGCTTCAGCTGTGTATTCAGGCTTTTCAGGGCGCCAACGTGTTGGCAACGTCACAACGGTAGAGAGCCCAAACACGGCTTACGTCAACATGGAGCCGCACTGGCTCTTGATTGAAGCCTTGCTGCAAGGTACATACGGCATCAGGAAAGGGCACCGGAAATATCTCCCACAAGAGCCAAGAGAACTAGATGAGGCTTATGACAACAGGCTGATGCGATCAACGCTTGCGCCTTATTACGTCAGGCTTGAGCGGATGCTGGCCGGCATGCTGACCCGCAAGCCTGTGCGGCTTGAGGATGTCAGCGATGTTGTCACTGAGCAACTGTTTGACGTCGACCTGCAGGGCAATGATTTAAACGTCTGGACCTATGAAACAGCACGTAAGTGCGTTCGCTACGGCCATGTTGGCGTTTTGGTTGATGCGCCAAAGGCAGGTGACAACGGGCGGCCATATTGGACGCAATACACGCCAAGGGACATTCTCGGGTGGCGGTCTGAAATCAAAGATGGCAGGCAACTTTTGACTCAGCTGCGTTTGATGGAACAAATCACCGTGCCTGATGGTCTTTACGGCGAGAAACAAGTTCAACAGGTGCGAGTGTTGACGCCTGGTGCCTTTGAAATCCACCAAAAAGATAAAAAAGGTGACTTTGTCCTTATTGATGAAGGCAGCACTAGTTTGAACGAAATACCTTTTGCTGTTGCGTATTCAAACCGCGTTGGTGTGCTTGAGTCACGGCCACCGCTGGCAGACATTGCTGAGCTGAACCTGAAAGCATTTCAAGTCCAGTCGGACCTTGACAACCAGCTGCACATCTCAGCTGTGCCGATGCTGGCTATCTATGGTTTTCCACAATCTGCAGAAGAGATTAGTGCGGGACCAGGAGAGGCAATGGCTTTGCCTGAATCTGCACGGGCTGAATATATTGAGCCTGGTGGGAACAGCTATGACGCGCAGTTCCGCAGGCTTGATCAAATTGCCAGTCAAATCAATGAGTTGGGCTTAGCCGCTGTGCTAGGTCAAAAGCTAAGCGCAGAAACTGCAGAGGCAAAACGCATTGATCGCAGCCAAGGTGATAGCACCATGATGGTCATTGCTCAGCAAATGCAGGATTTGATTGACAACTGTTTGGGGTTTCATGCCCAGTATATGCAACAAAATCAAGCCGGCAGCAGTTTTATCAACCGTGATTTCCTTGCAACACGCCTTGAACCGCAGGAAATCCAAGCCCTTTTGCAGCTTTACACCGCAGGCACCATCACTCAAGAAACTTTGTTGAATCAGCTTTCTGCTGGTGAAGTCTTGGGTGATGAGTTTGATGTTGAAGAAGAAGTTCAGGCTACACAAAATGGCGACATGGTTGCGATTCAGCGATCTGAACAGGCGCCACCTGTGGCAGAAGAGGTCACAATGCCAGAAACAGCGGCGGAGGTTGAAAGTGAGTTGGCTAGATAATTTGCGCAACCGTAAACCTGAAGATCCGATGAAACGCCTGTTGTACTTTTCAAGGCAGGAGTTGACAGAGCAAACTTACGCAGTGATCAGGGTCACTTGGTACTTGAAAGGCAAAATTTGTGGCGTGTCAGAAACGACGATCGGTTTGGATGAAAAAGATGTCATAGCTGAGTTTTCTGAATATGTAAGAAATTCGTTGCGTGCTGGTTGCGACGTTTCTGTTGCTTGTATTGATGACCCCGAATGTCTTGGCATTCATGAGCCATGAGTACGCCTGCAGAGCTTTACAAGAACGCGATTGACCTCAATCGCTTTAGCAATAGCGTTGCCAAGCGTGTTGCTCGGACCTACAACGACTTGATTGAAGACACTTTGGATCAGCTTGCCGCTGTTGGCTCTAGGCCAACTCCAACACAGACTGCAAGGTTGAACTCAATATTGATACAGCTGAAAAGCTCTTTGGATGGTTGGGCAAACATTGCGACAGAATTAACTGCTAGTGAGCTGCAAGGGCTTGCTGAGTTGCAGGTAAATTTTATTGAAGGGATTTTGGAAGACATTGTCCCTGAAGAGCTGTCATATCAAGTAAAAAGTGTGCAGATAAGCCCTGAATTTGCCAAAGCAGTTGCAACGATTGATCCAACTGCATACAATGTTGTTTCTTTAAGTGATGACTTGGGTTTTGCCGTGACTGGCACTCCAAAGCCGTTCACACTCGACGTTGGCAATGGCTCAATAATAACTTTGCCAAATGGCGCAAATTTGTCTGCGGCTTACAAAAGGCTTGCTGGGAGGCAAGCTGAGATATACAGCCGTGAGGTTAGGAATGGATTGATCACTGGAGAGCCAGCAGAAACAATCGCCAGGCGATTAAGAAAGCAGTTGACTGCTGTGCCCAATAATCAGATTCGAGCCATGGTCCGCACAAGCGTGAATCAAATCCAAAACGCAGCGAGCCAAGCCGTCTACACACAAAACCCTGATGTAGTAAGTGGCTATCGGTACATGGCTGTGCTAGACACAAAAACTTCGGCAATCTGTCGTGCGTTAGATGGAAGAGTTTTTGAATTTGGGGAAGGCCCTCTGCCGCCCCAACACTTCAACTGTCGTTCAACGCATGAAGCATTTATTGATTATGAAAAACTAGGGTTCAAAGAACCGCCGGGTGGCGAGAGAAGGGCAGGGAAAAAATTTGTCCCAGCAGGAACGGATTATGGCAAATGGTTGTATGCACAAGACGCATCTACCAAAAATGATGTACTAGGCGCCGCTAAAGTTCCATATTTCAACTACTTAGCAAGGAAACATGGTGCAAGTAACGCTATCGCAAGATTTGTGAGTGATGACGGAACAGAGCTAACATTGGAAGAGTTACGCCAAAACTATCCCCGTGTCAAAACTCCCAAGTAAGTACCAGTTCACGGTCCAAGGGGCCGAAGACAAGCCAAAAGCGACAACCAAGAAGAAATCTGCTAAAAAGGAAACACCTGCGAAACCGACTGATGCCTAGTGGACCCGGCACCTACGGCTCCAAAATGGGCCGTCCACCCAAAAAGAAAAAAAAGAAGAAGACTAGTAAGAAGAAGTGATGGCAAGCAAGCGCCGCCCACCCAAGGACAAGAAGACTGGTCTGCCTAAGGCCTATTTGTCTGGTGCTAGGAACAGGGCGGCCAAAGCCAAAGAAATCAAACGCACTGCCGCCTTGTACAAGGCTGGCAAAAACATCGACATCGCAGCTGTTTCCAAATCCAGGACTGAGCAAGGTGGCAAAACCAAAAGCAAAACCACTAAGCGACGCCGTAAAAGCCGCTCTCAGAAAAAAGGCTGAAGGCACCCGGTTTACTTACGGACAGCTTGCTGCCGTCTACCGCCGTGGGCAAGGTGCGTACCTGTCTAGCGGTTCCCGGAATGTGTCTATGGCAGCTTGGGCCATGGGCCGTGTCAATAGCTTTGTGTCTGGTAAAGGTGGCGCACGTAAAGCCGATGCTGACCTATTGGCTAAAGGCAAGAAGAAAAAATGACCATTAAGCGGGGCGGCCACACTTTTCAAGGTTTCGACAAGCCAATACGCACGCCAAACCACTCAAGTGGCAAGTCGCATGCTGTTGTTGTAAAGAAAGGCGGCAAGCCTAAGCTCATACGATTTGGCCAGCAAGGAGCCAGGACCAAGCCACCACGTAAAGGAGAAAGTGCTGCGGCAAAAGCGAAAAGAGCCTCTTTCAAGGCAAGGCACTCGAAAAATATTGCCAAGGGAAAGACATCTGCTGCATATTGGGCAAACAAAGTAAAGTGGAGCTGAAAACAACCTTACGGGTTATTCATGTCCGAAGAGCAAAATCAGGAGATTACGTCTCCCGCAGCTTCAGCCAGTTCTGAGCTTGATGCACTGAAAAGCAGCATCCAAGCGTTAGAAAAAAAGAACTACGAGCTGATTGGCAAGCTTAAGGAAGCAAAAACCATTCCTGACGGCGTTGACGTCCAGGAGTTGCTTGAGTTCAAGCGAAACGTTGAGCAGAACAAACTTGAGTCAGAAGGCAAGTACACAGAGGCACGTCAAGCTCTTGAACAGCAGTTCCGTGAAGCCTCAGAAGCCAAGGACAAGCGCATTGCTGAGCTTGAAGCACAAGTCCGCGAACTTGAGCTGATTGCACCTGCAAACACGGCATTGGCAGACGTAGTGCATGACCCAAGCATCGTATTTAAAGCAGACCTGCTGAAGCCAGACCAAATTGAGCGTGAAGCTGATGGGACTGTTGTTGTCGTCAACGGTTACGAACGTAAACCGATTGGAGAATGGGCCAAGTCTTTGCCTAGCTACATGCAAAAGGCACCTAAGCCGGTTGGCAGTGGTGCTCCATCAGGGCGCAGTGCAGGCGGTGAGATCCCGCCAGGCACCAAAAACCCTTTTGCTAAAGAGTCTTACAACCTTACAGAGCAGTCACGGTTGTACCGCACAGATCGGGATATGTATGAAAGGTTGAAAGCTGCTGCAAACCGTTAATATGTTGGACAAGGCAAAGCTACGCAGAGCCGTTCGGGTTACGCCCACACCGTAAACATCTTTTTTTGAGGATCTGTCATGGCGACTCTTCGCTCTGACATCATCATCCCTGAGGTATTTACGCCTTACGTCATTGAGCAAACTACCCAGCGTGATGCCTTCTTGGCTAGCGGTGTGGTGCAGCCCATGGCGGAGCTGAATGCTTCAGAGGATGGTGGTGATTTTGTTCAAGTGCCTTTTTACAAGGCAAACCTGTCAGGCGATTTTGAGCGTCTGACGGATAGCTCTTCACTGACTCCCGGCAAGATCACTGCTGACAAGCAAGTTGCTGCTGTCTTGCATCGTGGCCGTGCTTTTGAGTCTCGTGATTTGGCTGCCCTGGCTGCAGGGTCTGACCCGATGGCTGCCATTGGCAACAAAATTGCTGACTACATCGCCAACCAGCGCCAAAAAGATCTTTTGTCCTGCCTAAAAGGCATCTTTGGTGATGTTGGTGACACCAGCAGCGCATCTTTTGCGGCTTTGGCTGTTGATGGTGCCTCTGGCGACACCCCTACTCAACTGACTGCCCGTCAGATTGTTGAAGGCCAGTCTTTGCTGGGTGACCAAGGCGACAAGCTGGCTGCCATTGTGGTCCATCCTAAGGTTTATTACGACCTTAAAGAGCGTCGTGCTCTGGACATGATCTATGACGACGCAGGACAGCCTGACACTTCTGCAGCACAAGGTTCATTGGCTAACGCCTTTGGCCCTGTTGCTGTTCCCACCTTCATGGGAATGCGTGTGATTGTTTCTGCTGATGTGCAGACTGATGGCTCTGGTGCTAGCACCGAGTATGTCAGCTATATGTTCACGCAAGGTGCAGTTGGCTCCGGAGAGCAACTGGGGCTTCAAACTGAAACCGACCGTGACATCCTCGCTAAGAGTGATGCCATGTCGATTGATCTGCACTACGTATACCACCCGATTGGTTCATCGTTCTCCAGTTCTGTTTCCAACCCCACTCGGGCACAACTGGAAACGGTGGGCAACTGGACCAAGGTGTACGAGACCAATAACATTGGCATCGTGCGGATTACCACCACCAGCGCACTGGATTGAGGAGGTAACTAACTATGGCATCCATTTTTGAGGCAACAGCGGGCTCTTTGATTGGCCCGACCACTGGCGGCACTGTGACCCAGTCCACCAATAAGGCAACTGCAGTGACTCTTAATGCAGAGTCTGGGCAGATCACAATGAACGGCGCTGAGCTTGCTGGCGCTGCTGAGGTGACTTTCCAAGTCAACAACGACAAGATTGCTGCCACTGACGTGGTAGTGGTCAACCACAGCTCTGCCGGTACTGCTGGCAGCTATCTTGTTCAAGCCAACAGCATTGCTTCTGGTTCGTTCAAGATCACTGTGGCGAACGTTGGTTCGACTGTTAGCGAAGCCATTGTGCTTAGCTTTGTGGCTCTAAAGGGCGCTAGCTCCTGATGGGTCTTTTCGCTTTTAAGCGAATGCGGGACAATGAGGCTGCTGCCAAAGCGGTGGCCTCTACCCCCAAACGCAAGACTTCTAATGTGACGCCCGATGGCAGTAACAATCGACGCAACAGCGGGCGGGGCAAACGCCAACAGCTACATGACCCTAGCTCAAGCTGACGCCTACGTTGAGGCAATGATCAGCAGCACAGATGTCAGCAAATGGAGCACTGGCACTGATGACACACGCAACAGGGCGTTAACAGCAGCTACGCAACGTCTTGATCGTGAAAGGTTTATTGGGGCACGGAGCACTGACACACAGGCTTTGCAATGGCCTCGCACTGGTGTCCGAAAACCTGATACTTACGTCAACACGTATGCGACTGGCTTTCCGTTCCGGATATCTGAAGATTATTTTACTGACGAGGAAATTCCTGACCAAATCAAGCGGGCACAGATTGAACTAGCCGTTTACCTGAAGAGCAACACAGACGGCATCAGCCTTAGCGGCCTTAATGATTTCAAAAACATTAAGATTGGCAACATCGACATTACGCCTGACAAGTCTGGTGCGATTGGTGCTGACCACGTTCCACCGATGTTTGAAAGGTACCTGACTGGGCTTAGAATCAGTGGACCAGGCAACATCGCTATCAAACGGAGCTGACTATGTACGGAGACCTCTCAGGTGGTTTTGAGTTCATCTCGGATGATCAAGAGCACACTGGCCGATTCCAAAAGATCTACTTCAAGGAAGACAGCGTTATCAGTGCGATCACGGTGCAAAACGCTACTGGCAACAGCTTGGCCAGTGAGACGTTTGTGGCCGACACCTACATCTGTGGGGTCATTACCAGCATTACGCTGACCAGCGGCGCCTGCCTTGCTTATCGTGTGTGATGCCTCTTAATTACGGCCTGATTGCCAAAGCTGTTAGCAATGCCATAAAACAGGTTGGCGGTGATGTGACAGTGCGTTTTGTTACTGCTGGTGCATACGACACTTCAGACGGATCGATAACAGAAACAGAAAGCGACACAACAGTTCCGGGCATCCTTGAAGATGTGAACTTGCGCGAGGCAAATGAGTTGGTACAAGCTGGTGACAAACGCTTGACGGTCGCAGCTGATGATCTTGCTAACGCGCCTGAGACTAAAGATCGTGTCGTCATCAACAATATTGTGCATCAGATCATTTCTGTAGAATCAAATGAACAGGACGGCACTGCGATTTCCCATGTTTTGACTTTGAGGGCCTGACGATGCCACGCCAAATCAGGATCGATCAAATCCCTAGTCATATGGGAGACCAAATCCAAAAGCTTGTAAAGACAACTACTCTTGAGTGGGATAGGCGAGTCAAACGCAAAACACCAAAGATTACAGGAGTTTTGCGCAACGGTTGGCAGCCTGATGTAAGCCAGCCTTATGTTGGTACTGTCGATAACAGGGTTGTTTATGCAGAGGCGGTGTGTTTTGGGACAAACCTGCCACCATCTTGGAATAACCAACCAAAATCAAGCCCGCCCCCAGGGTTCCCAGAGCTTATCGGCAAAGAGCTTGAGTCTTGGGCACAATCCGAATATCGTCGGATTGTTGCTGAAGGCTAATGGCTGCTGCTGACCTAAATACAATCAGGGCAACGATTGAAGGCCGGCTAGCAACTGAGCTTGCCAGCAGCCCTGTCATTCCTGTCGTGTTTCACAACATGGCGTACGAGCCAACGCCAAACAGCTCTTGGGTGCAATGTTTGGTCAGCTTTGGCGCTAGCGAATACTTAGGACAAGGGCTGACAACAAATTCACAAAATCGGATTGTAGGGTTGTTATTAATCAACACCTTCACAGCAAAAGGTGTCGGGCCTGGGGCGAACTACACTATCGCCAAGCGCATAAGGGACCTATACAATAGGGTCATCGTGTCGGGGGTCTACTTCGACGCTCCAATAGGCCCAGAGGTTCTAGCTTCTGCTTCTCCCGAGGGCTACCTGCAAACTCAGGTCCGTGTGACCTTTGAATTTATCGAGGAACTCTGACCATGGCCACTCTACGCGGAGAGCAAGGACAAGTACAGTTTGAGACTGGCAGCGGCAGCCTTGCCCAAGTTGTCGGTACTCGTAGCTGGAGTCTTACGATTGAAAAAGACACTTACGACACCACTGTTCATGGCAACACTTTCCGCCAGTTCATTGGTGGCTTGATTAGTGGCTCTGGCACTGTTGAGCTTGTTTACGATCCTGATGCGACTGGCCAAGCCGGGTTCTTAGAAGACGTTGTGAAAACCAACGATGCAACTGATGCCTCATTCGAGCTTTTCACAACTGGAAACTCAACTGGCACCGATTCAGTTGCTTTCGGTGGAATCATTACCAGCATGGAGATCACTTCGACAGTTGGCGAGCTGGTCATTGTCACTTGCAACTTCATTACCAGCAGCACCATTACTTCCAATCTTGAGTGATAAGGCTATAGTTTGAATGTTTCGTTCAAGCTATTGAATGTCTGCCAACAATCGCACTGTGGACCTGCTGGTTGAGGCTTTTGACCTTAACCAGCGTCGCAAGTTCGACTTGAAGAATGCAACTGGCGATGTGCTCGTCAGCCTGTACTTCAAGCCAATCACCAGGGCTGATCGCAAAAAGGCCCAAAGCTTGTCTAGCTCACAAGAGGCGTTGGATGTCAGCACACAAATGCTTTGTCAAATGGCCGAGCTTGAAGACGGTACGAAAGCTTTTGCCACGTCTGATGCGACTAAACTTCAACGTCAGTTGCCTGAGACAGTGCTAAATGAGCTTGAATTGTTCTTGTTTGGGGTGGGTGAAGAGACTGACCTTGACGAAGCAAAAAACGACTGAAGCAGGACAGCTGGCTCTACTTTGAGTTTTTTCTGGCCTGCGAACTGGGGATGACGGTCAGCAAGCTTCGTAACGAATTGACTGATGCGGAGCTTGTTCACTTTGCTGCGTACTATCAGTTGAAACAAGAGCAAGAGGAAAAGGCAAGGGATCGCGCAAAAATGCGTCGGCGGTAGTATGGAGGCATTGCTAGGCGGCTATGGCTGAGGCGAATGTACGGCTAAGGGTTGATGGCCGTGATGCCGTCAATCAGCTAAATCGTGTCAACAAAGCCGCTGGCACGTTGCAAGGCACTGTCGGCAAACTTGTCGGGGCGTTTGCCGGAATCCAGGCTGCCAAGTTTGTTTTCTTCAAAACTGCTGAACTTGAGACACAGACCCGCAGCCTGAAAGTGCTGACGGGCTCTCTTAACGACGCTCAAAAAATTATTAAGGAACTGCAGCAGTTTGGTGCTGTTACTCCGTTTACCAGCTCTGAGCTGATTGAAACGGCAAAACGTCTCAAGGCATTTGGTTTTGAGACGGAAAAAATCGTTGATGTCACTAAAAGGCTGGGTGATATTGCCGGTGCTACGGGTGCCGACCTTGGTGGCATTGCTACTGCGTTTGGTCAGATCCAAGCCAAGGGCAGGTTGCAGGGCGAAGAACTGCTGCAGTTGCAAGAACGTGGCGTTGACCTTCAAGGCACGCTGCGCAAAGAGTATGACCTAACTGCTGAGGAGTTCCAGAAAGCACTGAGCAAAGGTCAAATTGGCGCTGATGCCGTCACTTTTGCGCTTGAAAAACTAACTGAGAAGGGCGGTAAATATGCGGATGGCGCTATTGCGCAATCAGACACATTGAATGGCAAATTCAGCACCCTTACGGACAACATTGATAATGTTGCTCGAACTATTGGTGAGGTCTTAACCCCTGCGCTGAAGGATGCTTTTGATCTTGCGATAAGAACGACCAATGCAATTAACGAGGCTTTAGCAGCTCGGAGCATAACGACCAAAGAGAAACAAGCTTTTCAGCAAGAAGCTGTCAGAGAGGTTCAGGCTGCTGGTGGTGGCTTTGGAGTTGGCAATGTTGTTGTACGCCACTTGGGCAAGACATATCAAGGCCCACCAGATCAAGTTATCAGGCAAATAACAAATGACCTTATCAACAAAGAGGTTCAAAAGCGTGCTGGCTCTAAGGCTTTAGCCGCCAGCACAGCAAATGCTGTTCCACAATTAACAAAACGACCAGACCTTGGGGGGCCCACAGGAGGCGGAACAGAACAAATAAAAGAACAAGCCGAAGCCACTGGTCAACTGAACCTAGACGCAATTTCATATTTAGAGACTTTAGAGGAAACTGAAAAGATTCAGTTTGAAGCTGGCCGTCAAATTGCCGAACAGCTTAATTTGCATGACAGATTAACAAAAGAAGCAGAACGCAGAGCAAAAGCAGAACAGGTTGCAGCAGAAGCTGCTGATCCAGCTAACAAAATGCGAGAGGACTTAGAACAGTTACTTAAACTGGAAAATCAAGTTGCTGCTGGTGCTACTGCTATTGGCAATGCTTTCAGCAATGCTTTTACTAGCGTTATCAACGGCACGAAGAGTGCTGATCAGGCGATTGCAGACATGCTTTCGTCTGTTGCTGAGCACTTCATGAACATGGCGGCTCAGATTATTGCAAAGCAGCTAGCAATGATTGCCTATGGCCTAATCATGAAGGCTTTGGGTGTTGGTTTAGGCGCTCCTGATGCAGGTGACGCAATGGATGGTGGCAGCCCATTGCCGCAAATCGCAAATCCTGGTGAAATGCCTTTTGGATCGTTGCCTGGTGAATTTGCTGAAGGTGGTTATGTATCTGGTCCTACTCGCGCTCTCGTTGGTGAAGGCGGTGAACCTGAATACATCATCCCTGAAAGTAAGATGCGTGAAAGCATGGCGCGTTACTCACGCGGTGCTCGCGGTGGTTCCGTTATTCCAGAAGCAGGTGGCTCTGGAACGTCAGGTGAAGGTGGCGGAACAGCAGTTGCCGCACCAATCGATGTTCGCTATACCGTGGAACGGATCAACAACGTTGATTATGTAACGGCTGAGGAGTTCCAAGCTGGCATGAGGCAAGCCGCTAATCAAGGTGCTAAACAAGGTGAGCAACAAACGCTGAAGCGACTGCAAATGAGCAGTGGCACTCGTAAGAGGTTGGGAATGTGACACAGTTTGCTCTTGGACACGCTTGCAGGTTTCTGCTGAGGGGCATTGCAGAATTTAAAGAAAATGTCAGGTTTCAAAACTTTTTTATCGGCAAAGAAATTATCCACGCAAATCCAGCGCAACGTGCAGCAAATGCTCCTGGCTTAAGCTACAGATTTGCACCGTTTGGCTTTTCTGGTGTCACAGTGAACCGTTCAGGTGACGGCTTGGAATCAACCCTTGTTTTCCCAAACAATGAGTTAACGCGCTTTTTTGCAATCGATGCGATTGATAATTTTGCTATTGCCAAGGTCGATGTGTTGATTATTGAGGACACCGATCCTGAAACTGGACCCACTGC